TAAAGTATGACGACCAGCCTTACTTTCATAGTAAAGACCTTTGTTGTTTTCCTCTAATGTTAAGATTTTGCCTACCGATTTAGTAGCATCGTGGTCTAATAAGTGGCGAACACGTTGGAAATTCTCATTAATAGTTTTAGCGAAAGCACCCTTGCGGATAACATCACCATCACTATCCATGTTGTCAAAAGAAGAGAAGTACCCTGTAACAATACCTTTTTTAGTATCTACATCGGTAATCCCTTGGCTTAAATTTTTGTATAGTAACATATCTATTTGTCTATTTGTTTCAATTTGTTAATAGCCCATTCAATTCCTTCAGTCCCACCCCAAGCATCCCACATCAATCCACCACATCCTTCTTCGTATGGAACATCTTTATGTTGTTGGTGTCTTTTAAAGCTCGCCATTCTTGCAATAGTATCTCTTGAAATAGATTCTCTATTTGCTAATTGGTTCGCTCTTTGCTTTCCAACTGGAGTACCACATTCGCCCCATCCGTTTTTTTCAGCAAACGCTAAAGCTCTTTTAGCATTATCTGTAGCAGATTGTGGATAGTCATTGTATGATTCAGCCTTTTCGGATACTCTTTTAGCTAAGGCCTTTAAAAATCTTGCAACAAAGCTCATTGCAAATGCGTTTTCGTTACCTTTTAAGTTTTGCTCCTTAAATACACGAAGACCTGTTTTAAATACTTCTTCTAATTTAGCAACCGTTACTTTATTCTTTGGATACTTCTTGTTATGTGCAGAAGCCATAGACTCAAACTGAGCCATAGGTTTTTCATCCTGAATAGGATTGCTTGACTTTTCAGATTTAGCATATTCAGCTTCTACGGCAGCTATACCAGCAGCTTGTTCAACAGCATCCAAATTCATTTTGTCAATAGGAGTAACCTGAATACTAACGTAAATACTATCCATTAGTGGATCAGGGTTTCTACCATAGCCCATTTCTTCAAGTTTTTGATTAGGCGTAAGCCACCAAGCACGTTCAAGATACTGTATTTGTTCTTTCTTGTCTTCTTGCAGCTCAGGGAATACGCTTAAATCAAAATCAAGGAAATAATCTTTACCCTCAGACTTCTTATAAGGCTCTACAAGCCATTTATTCAAGTCATAACGAGCTGACGTAAGTTCAGGTAAAATAGCGTCGCTAATCAAGGCTTTACGGGCCTCGTACATGTTATTGTATGTCTTATTATCAGGGTCATTCAGTAATGCCGAGTTTACCTTGTAAACATTACAGATTTGACGAAGATTCATTTTTTGTGAGTCGATAATAGCCAAGTCAACAGGAGAAAGACCTAATTGTTGCCATCCAATCTTTGCAGACGTTACAATTATCTTACCAGAGTTATCAGGGCCACTATTTTCAGTTTGCCACTTGCGTTGTAGCTCATAGGCTTGTTCAGGAGTAATCCCATCCTCGCTATTATCATATAGGATACCCATAGCCCCTGTATTTTGAAACAACTTCATACTTGCAGTCTGTGCATCATTAGATTGTTGCATAACACGCAAAGCAGCACGAAGTGGAGATTGTCCGTAAAGGTGAGAGCCTTCAGTAGAATAATCTGGATTCCAATATTTAGAGTGCATTACCTTTTCAGCAGGTAAGTCTTGACTATCGTATTTAGTAGTTAAAGTGTAACCACTAACAGGGTCATAGCGACCATTACTTAAAATTCTAACTAAATGGGCAGGTAATATGTAAAGTTGTTTAAATTTACCAGCGTTAAGTCCACTACTTGCACCAACACCGTACATATACGAGTTACCAGTAATTAATTTAAACCCATAATAGTTATCCATAAACTCATAATATGACTGAAGGTCATTAGGGTTTAATAGAGTTTGAATTATTGGATGGGTACTTGAAACTTCCTCAAGAGCCTTAGTTCTTAGGTGAAGTGCCTCGGCAACATCAGATGCCTTAGATATATTAGACGTAAACGCCTTATATTTTTGAAAAGCTCTGTCATCTTTTACCTCATATAGAATAGGAGGGGCAGTTGCAGCCTTTCTTGTTATCAAATTTATTACAGAGTAGATGTCAGCATTATACTGATACCCCTTCTCTACATAAGTTTCGAATGTATCCTCACCCATTAGTGGAGCTTTGCCTAACTGATTAAAAATCATTTGAGCGTAAGCTGGGTCAATACCTTTTCGCACCATTATAGGTTGCTGTGGCTGTTTAGCCTTTAAAAAATCGAATAATCCCATTTATATGACGTACCATTTACGTTCCTTACCGAATCTTGTAAAAAAAGCACACCGAACCGCATCTAAACAATGGTTAAAGTTGTCGATTGGAGTATTGGTACTTTCTCCGTTCTGCATTATCCATTGATAATTTTTTACCTCTGTGGCAATGTTTTTACTTCTTCGTGTATAGAACACTTTATATTCCTTCAATTTATTAATTCCAGCCAAGACAGAACCTTTACCTTTTTTCTGTGGCTTGACGTTGAAATTCATTTTTAAGTCCGCAATAGACTTTGGTTCTGCCGAATCGGCAAATATTTCGCTATAAGGGTCAACCCCTAACTTTTTTAAACTATTAGCAATATCCTTATTTGTCATTTTAGTTGCGTAAAACAACTCATCTAAGTATATGCTCTCACCAACCTTTGCCATCCTTACACAAGCAGTAGGGTCATTAGTGAATCCAAAATCGAGTCCGTAAAAAACGTCATCTGTATTTGGGAACTCATCACACTCATGCCAATCTGGATAAACCAAACTTTCAGTAGCTGGTTTTGGATCTTGTTGGTATAGTGAGTTAAATATAATAGGACTTGACTCTTTAATCTTCAATAACCTTTCGGCTGACTGTCTTGATTCCCACAATGCCTCTCCTACCTTTCTCTTGTCGTATTTACGACCATCATCTTCACTTTCTCTTAAAGAAGGTAGAGTAATAATATTCCAATCATCATCTCTCTTCTCAGCCCTGCCAAGTGGGTCATCGTTATCCCAACGAGTTGCAATTAATAATTGCTTCCCATTGTTTTGAAGACGACTCTCTGCTACTGACGTAAACCAATCCCAAACGGTTTCTCTTACATTCAAAGACTTGGCCTCACTATAATCCTTAATCAAGTCATCACATATCAACACATCCACGCTGAATCCTGTGAGCGAACCCCCAGTACCAACTGATTTTAGATAACCACGCTTTCCTATAACCTCAAACATATCGTTATTACGAATAGCCTCACCACTTCTTGGTTTAGCGAGTTTAGTTTCAGGGAATATCTTGCGATACTCAGGTGAATCTATAATCTTTTGAACTTCTCTGTTGAAGCGTGATGCTAAGTCAGCCGTATAGGATGCGATAACAATCTTTAGGTCAGGGTTCACTCCGAGCAGGTAGGCAGGATATAGTTGGGTTGCCAGAGTGGACTTTCCATGTTGCGGAGGCATAGAAATCATCAATTTTTTATCATCGTCATCTCTATACAGCGACATTAGCGACTCCATTATATGGTTGTGAAACCAAGTAGCGTCAAAATCCTTTTTAATAAATCTTACAAAGAACGCAAAGTCATTACGAGCTAAATCAATAGCTGCCGACTCCAATAAATTATTATCTATCTTCATTCAGTACACTCCCAGTTAAGTACCTTTCGGCTAATTGACGCTTTAACTCTTCATCCATGTCGCTTACGTCTACTTTTGTGGTTTGTGTGGCCTGTATTTCTACATTTTGCTTATCCGACCAACCGTAGTGGTTCTTTAGGGCAAATATTGCCATAGTCGAATTAGCTTGGTTTTTTAACGCAGACTCGAATATCCTATTCTCGAATCGTTGTTTAATATATTCAATCCTGTCAAGTTCGGCATCTAACTCTCTACGCTTACACACAGATTGCAAAGAATCCCATCTTGTCCTTGTCATCCCTACAACCTCTAACGCACTCCCCATAGTCATTATGGTTACGTCTTCAGTTACTCCTTCTATTTCATCAATCTTAGCATTTATGTCTTCCAAGCTCATAAGCTCAGGTTTCATTGGTACTAATCTTGTTCTATCGTTTCGTGTTAGACTTTTAATGTCTTCCAGCATAAATTAAAATATATGTTCGTTTAAAGCGTCTAATACAAATTGTGCAGTAAATGGATAACCAGTAGAATGAGGGCCAATATCAGTAACTTGGTTTGCCTGTATTTTTAAATCTACATTAGGGCCAACAAGTTCAACGTGAGTACCAGTATCATTTATTGTTCCCACAACACTAATATTGCTTTTATTCATTATAACAATGTCCTTCATACCAGTTTGGGTAATCACAACACCATTATTGACCACATTGATAGTTATTGCCATAATTTTTAATTAACGAGGCCAATATACACATTATTTTCGTAAAAAGCAAATATGTTGATAAATCGTAAAATAGACTTGCTTATAAATATATCTTTTAATGAAATTATCAACAACACTTGCATATTAGATAAATTTTACATATATTTGTTTTCATGTTCGCACGGCCTAAGCGAAGGAAGAGCTACACTTTATCTCACAAGGGTATTGGTTCGTGTAAATAGCTTTTGTTTTAAAGCAAAGATTGATTTTTCTTTTTTCTTTCTTCTAGGGGGACTTGTTTCTTTTATTACTTTTTTCTTTTCTTTCTTCTTACTCTTCTTCTTTGTTTTGTTTTTAATCTATCTTAAAAAACCCTCTCCGTTTTTGCGTCAGCAAAAATAGCAAGTCGATGACTTGCGGCTATCTTTATTTCCAGATTCTAATTTTTTCTACAAATATTTTTATATAACTACAATTAGGCATTTAATCGATTCAGTATTATTTGTTATCCCCTATAACATTTATGTTAGGTAGTCCAAAACTATGGTGGGTTCTATTCTTATGCCCACTGGCCCCCACCGAAAAACTTTTGCTAAGGTTTTTTTAACCGCTTACATTTTTATTTTTTCTTTGTCTTTGGATCCTTGCAGTTAGTTGGTCTTTACTTGGACTAATGTTGGCGCCATCCCTACACCCTCCTGCACCCATGCCACCCCATACCCTATTCTTATTGAGTTGCTTAAAAGTTAATAGGTTTAACTTCAAAGAGAAGTGTCATCTGAATGTCATAAAGAATAAAAAGATACTTATTTATTTTAGGATATAACATAAAGGTTGTATATTTACATCAGTAAAGGAGACAAAGAACATCCTTTCATACACAAACCAAACAAATAACAATTTAAAAACTAACACTAAAACCAAACATCATGACAACTAACAACACAAACACCAGCAACAAAACAACAGGAGAGAAAGTATTTTTTGGTATTTTATTCTCAGTTGTAGCCTCGTACATTGTATGGACTATCTCTACTATGTTTATACCTTATGAGAAGTATGAGGCATTATTTAACCTTATCTTTTAATAAATTAAATTAAACCAATTAACAATAATTAACTAACACTTCACAACTAATTAAAAACAAACAAAATGGAAACTTTAACTATCAATGGACTATCTCAAAGTATTGCTTATTGCGAAGCGCAAGGACTTGCAAAGTGTTTTCAGGCTTATGCAGACTATGCACTTAATGAATACATATTAGAGGTAGGCTTCAACCAGAATAGCGGCTATACTTATATAGCATTAGAAAATGGAATTAGCATAGCTTCATCAATGGGAAACGATATAGATTATTTAGTAACTAACTTTTATGATGGAGCGGAATTCTTTTATTCAAGTTACGACGAAGCATTGGAACAATTAGAAACCTTAAACGCATAAGCATCATGATAAAAGACATAATAATATTTTCAGTAGCCGTAATGGGTACGATCTGGATAGCCTCCGTACTATTTATTTATATAGCGGAAAAAGTATCTAATCATATAAACAATTTAAAAAAGTAATAAAAACTAAAACAATTTTCAAAATAACTTGCAACTAATAAAACATTTACTTTATATTTGTATAAACAATTAAACAATTTAAAACCATGACACTATTTAGCACAATTAAAAAAGACGATTTAAGAGATTTAGAAACCTTCTTAAAGCAAATTAGCTATGATCTAACCCAGATTGATTCGATTAGCGAAACGTATGTTAACGAAACTTACTGTGAATTAGAAGTATTTATTGGCGAATCTTACCCATATTATTTCACGTTGCCTTCAAGCGTTTTCGTGCGATATGCGGAAGAGTTTTTCGAGTCCGATGTATTACCATACATTAAGAACGATGCAGAGTTTAACGACGCTTTAAAGCAGATGCAGACGGAAGAAAGCCCTATTGTATTCTGGTATAGAGAAGTGGCCGACAAACGCGATAAATTAGATTGTAGTAAATATTTCGTCCGTCAATTCTTTGGCGACTTTGCGAGTGAATTATTAATTAAGTAACTTATATATTTTTAACCAATAGCCCCCCGATTATGAAAACCACAGAAAACAAAGGTAAAATTTTCAGCGTCCGATTTGTTAAGAAGGACGGAACTACCCGCCACATGAAATGCCGTACCGGTGTAATTTCTAAACTAAAAGGCGGAGAATTAAAATACGATGCAACAGCCAAAGGCTTAAAGGTAGTTTTTGACTTAACTTGTAACGCTTACCGAATGATCAACGCAAATACGGTTTATGAACTTAGAATAAAGGGCAAAACGTATTTAGGTGAGATGGCAAAGCAAATCCTATCAACTTTATAATATTATGGATTTAGCAGAGGTAAATTTCGAATCATTGGTATATCAAGGCCAGCAGCTTATTTATGCAGAATATTTAAGCGGTAAACAATTAAACCAAACAGAATTAGAAATATTGGAGGCGACATTATGGAACATGGAGATTTAGTTTTATGTGTGTGTGATTATTCAAAGTTTGTTAATAGGTACGATTTAAACGTAAATTATCCGACGGCTGGAGGTTACTACATAATAAGAGAAAGCAAAGCAATAGCGAACGGAAAGGAGCTAATAACGCTTGAAGAGATAACAAACGATAAAGTATTAACAATTAACGGAATACAGGAAGAGATTTGTTTCGAGGGTCTTTGTTTTGTGAAGATGCCTACCCCCGATATTTCAGAACTTACAAACTTACTAAAATGAAAACAATAGAAATAAGAGGCTTTAAGAAGCCACAGCAAAACACAAAAATACTAATTGACCACAGTTTTACACCGCGGGAGCTGGCCCGTATTAAATATAATCAGCTTTTTGAACAACAAATACTATTTAAAGCGGAGAAAACAGATAAACTGAATCAATTTTTGGATAAAATGAATAAATTTTTGGATAAATAAACAAACAAAGCAAATGAAAATTACAAAAGAAGAGGGCGATCGAATTAGAAAATCGCTGGCGAAGATGAAAATCTTAAATCGATTAATGGATTTTGAATACAACATGGAAATGCCAGGTTTAGGAAAATCGAGTTTAGTTAGAAATCACGTCGCAAAATTGCGAACATCAATTCAGCAAATCGAAACAAATTTAAACCACGTTATTCGCACAAACGAATCGGACGTATTAGACGAGTTTTGTGGCGAGTTATTGGACAGCTTAACCATCTTATCCATGATGAGTTTAGAATCGCTTAAATCGTTTAATAATGATCTTAAAGACTTTTTAAAAGAAGTAGAAAAGGAGCAAGAAAATGAAGCTTAGTGATTATAGAAAAAATAGAGGCTTAACACAATTAGAAGTTTCTAAAAGAATGGGCGTTACTCAGGTCTATGTTAGTTTGATCGAATCAAGACAAAACCCAACATTGAAAACGCTTAGAGCTTACTTCAACGCAATTGGATATAAATTAGACTTAGAACCTAAATTCGTGGGCTATACCGCCCTATTAAAAAAGCAAGACAGATGAAAATTACATTAAACAAAACAAGAACGCTATTTATTTTTTTATTTATCAAGCCAGACAAATTCTTAAACTGGTTTTATTTTCGGATAAATACTACAAACCATTTCTCGAAGTTCGGGTTTTCGGTTGAGTTTGATTTACTAAAAATAATCCACTTTTCGGCCTTTACAGAAAATAGCGAAGACCCCCACCAATTTATTTAACTTATCAACAAACTTAACTTAAACTTAAAAAATCAAAATATGGATCCAAATTTAGCAAAATTAATCGAGAACCAACAAGACGAAATCTTGGCTTTAGAGCAAGAACTGGCAGAAAAAGCCGAAATAATTAAGAAATTAGTGGAAATAATTAATAAACAAGAGGAAAATATCAACAAAAATTTGTAAATTAGTATCATGAAAAATTTAATAGCGAAAATGGTGAAGATTCAGAGTGAATTAAAAGCACCAAAAAACCAAACCAATGCGTTTGGAAAGTACAAGTACAGAAGCTGCGAAGATATTATCGAAGCCTTAAAACCTTTGTTAGCTCGTGAAAGCCTTTACATGAACATTTCCGATGAAATTATAGAGGTTGGAGGAAAGAATTATGTTAAAGCGACTGCAACAATTTTTGATGGCGAAAACAGTATCTTATCTTCGGCCGTTGCAAGGGAATCAATAGACAAAAAAGGAATGGATGATGCACAGCAAACTGGAGCGACATCGAGTTATTCTCGCAAATATGCACTTAATGGCCTATTCGGAATAGATGATCAAAAAGATGCAGACGCAACAAATACTCATGGAAGGGATACCCCCCAGCAAAGTATGAAACCGAGCACTGATTTTAATTTCTAACCATGGATGGAAGACCTATAATAACATGGATATTAGTTATATCTACTTTCTTGGTAGCTGGTAAAGCATTAAAGTTAATAGATATTCCTTGGATGATAGCTTTTGG